TCAAAGTACGATGTATCTATATCGTACATTGGTAGTGCCGTACAACAAACACTAACCCATTCATTTTCTTCTGTCATACCATTCCTCCAATTTCATTCTTATGTTTAGTATTAGCAACAAGAATAATAATATCCCTAAAGCGAAGGATATTGCCCAAAATATTACATATACTATCATAAGTCCACCTTTGCTAACTTAACGTGCATATCAGACTTTATCTCATCGGGCAAATCATCAAAATGCTCCATTAATACATCATATGCATATTGATACCTTATGACATTGTCTGTTAGTTCGCTTATTTGTTGCTCGAGATGAGCAGTTTCTTTGTTCATAATCTCTCCTTTCGCCTATTAAATTTAAGTCCAATCTCATATTCAATGCAAGTATTATATTTGTTTTGTTATCATTGAAAACGGGACATTCCATTGTTGGTCATCTATGCGAACAACAGCTCTTGTTCTGTTTACTTTAATAACATCTCCGTATTCCGTTGTCCTTCCGTTAGCTACCCTCACTTTATCTCCTCTTTGTAAAGTATTACCTACCTTACTCGCTAAAAACTTGCGTTGTGCCTTCAATTCAGATGAAAGCACATTCAAGTCGTTAATGTTTTTTATTCTTCTAATATCGTCAGATATTCTATCTATTAGTTCTGATTGTATCATTTTTTCTCCTTTGTTAGTGTTTCGTGTAACTTTTCTAGCTTGTATAGCATTGTTTCTGCGTTCCCGTTCATACCAAAGTATGTTTTCACGTCCTTAAACCTCCAATGTCTACTTGGCTTTATTCCCTTCGTCCATAACTTAACTGCACCCTTCGATGTAATTAGGTTATACATTGCTATATTTGGTTGTGTCGTGCAATCTTCTATAAATTGACAACTCTCGTCTATTTCTATTGGTTTCATTTTATTTCTCCATTTTTTATTCTATACAACCACTCAATTGCTACGTCACAAGAATCTATAACGTTTGGTTTCCAAGAAGGCTCTCCATCGTGACAACCTTTAAGCATACCTATATAATCAGCAACTTCATTTAAGTATAGTATTGTTTTTTCAATATCTCTTTTATCTTGTTTAGTTGGTTTCATTCTTCTATTTTCCTTATTAGTTTCCATTCTCCTTGTTGTATTACTGCCCAATACAATTTCTTTGCAACATCGACTGAATTAAGTTCTCCGTCTTCCCATAAATCTTCATCGGGTATTTCTTCCCAATTATCTATATTGAATCCGTCAAGAGTTCCTTTCTCTTGTTTTCTTCTTGTGTAATATTCTCTATATTCTTTATTATTCATTATCTTACTCCTTTCGGTATGTATTTATCAAACTCGTTGTATAGCTTCAATCTGTGCGTTGCTACATTCTCTTCGTATTCATCTATCCATTGAACATCTACCCAACCATCTCCCGCATTGGCTATTGTTCCTAATTCGCCAGTGTATACATCTATTACTCGTTGTCCGTTACGCATTCATTATCCTCCTTCATTAGTTTAATTTCCTCTTCTAACTCTTTATATAACCTAGTATCACATTCAGCGGTTATTCTCTTCATAAATATATTATCTTCAAATAGTTTCTCAATATACTCGATAATATCATCGTCTATTCTAATGATGTCGGGTTCTACTGACCATTTAGTAACCATCTTGTGTATTGGGTCACATTGTCCGTCTCTATAACCCGTATGACCTCCGAGCATTCTATTTGTTCGGTCAAGTAATTTCCATATGCGTTCCATTGCTTCATTTCCGTTCATTTGTTCTCCTTTTTGTTTATTATATATATTATATCCTCTACTCTATCTCTGTAATGCTCTAATGTTATTTGACCATTCCATTCCAAGTCATTCAATGCTCTGATGTGGTTAAATGCATCTTTATAATCAATAGTATTGTAACTATCATCTATTACATTTTTTTTCATTTATTTCTCCTCCTTCAGTTTTAACTCTTCGTATAAATCAATATATTCGTTTAGCATATCAATGTATTCTGCAACTCCATTTGTCAATTCAGACTCTATGACACCAAGTCTTCTTACTATTTCTGTGGTAGTCATTTTATAACCTCCGTTATTTGTTGTGTTGTGTCTTGCGTTCTGTAACATTTGAGGCACGTTATACAAGCACCTCGACAATTAACCTCTTCACGTTCCTCTGTCACTACATTAAATACCTTGTCAAAGTATTGAGGAACACTTGTCATAACTTTGTCTATCTTTGCATTCGAGAAGATAAATATCATATTCTCGGGTTTCTTATGCGTTCTCATCACTTTATTCACTAAATCTTTTCTCTTCGTGAAGAGTGTGAATGTTGTGTATGGTTGATTCTCGGCTATCCTCAAGCAATTAATTAAATGGTTCTCGTTAATTAACTCCCCGTGAGATGAAAATCGTGCCGTTGTCGATTCTACCTTCGGAAGATATTCTGGCTCGTGAACTTTACTCGACAGATAATCTCC